TACCTATGGCAAAAGTTAGAAAGCGTATAGGATAGGTTGTAGAAGAAGTGATTTGTGTATAACTTCCTTTAGTGTTCGCAGTACCACCACTATCAAGCGACGTACCTCCGCTAGTGGCTGTATTAGCCCCATAAGGAGTAACTACGCCAAGTGCTTCACTTCCCAATCCATTACCAAACAGTAGTGCGCTTACACGTACTACAGAGGAACCCGTACTTGCTTGACATCTAGCAGAGATACGGGTTCCAGAAGGGATTTTAATGGGAAAAAAGTAGTGAGCGCCGTATACAATTGAGCCAGTACCACCAGAGGCAAGTAGGTTACTTAACTTAACCACTTCTGAGGCCGCCGCACCCACCGCTATATCTATAAGATAATCAACAGTTGCCGATATATCATCTAGCATAATTAAAATGCCAGAAGCATCAAAAGCTGTTGATGCGATTAGTTGGGTGTAGCTTCCTTTTGTATGAGCAGTAGCGTTAGCTGTTACAGATGTACCACGACTTAACGACGTGTTAGCACCCGCATTTTCAACTCTATTCGCCCCCTCCATAAGTGGAAGTGTAGCCATTATACCCCCTAACTATTATGTATTAGGAGCAGTTGCCTTAGTACGGATTTGAATACCCCACTCTGTACGCCACTGACCAACTGCATACACCATTGTAGTGTTGATTTCAGAACGTCGGAATGAAGCGTCACGTTGAGGCTCAAGACGCATTGGACGACGAAGGTCAAGCGCAATAGCATCACGGTTGAAGATCGCGCCAGTAGCGTAACCCACACCAGCCGTTGTCTGAGCAATCGTCACGTCAGGAGTTGTACCGCCTGTAAGCGAGTTATTCACGCGCTTAATCAGAACAGCATTAACACCCGCCAAAGCTCCAACAAATGTGATTGTGTAAGGGCCGCCAGCAGAACCGGAGACGGTAACGTTTCCAGTACCAATGGTACGCAGAGCTTCCAAAGCAGCTTGCACAGTGGCAGCGGCGGCATTGTAAGCAATTGCGGCTGTGACCGCACCACGATAACCAAGTGTGAACGTACCGCCTGTGGGTGTACCACCGACTGTAGCAGTCTGCACTTCATTCGTGGTTGAACCGTAGGGAACCAAAGGAGACACGACAAATGTCATATCTGCAACGTTGGTAATGAAATAGTTCCGTTGGGCCTCATTACGAATATCCAAAGGAGCCGCATTACCCAAGTTTGCAAAAGCCTTGAAAATCGGTAGCCACTGATAGCTGTGGAGAACCACAACATACGGGCCGGGAACTGCGTTAGCTTCCAATACTGAACGCGCTTCATAGATGTTATCCATTGAAGCATCTGTACCGTCCGCACCTACGCGCCCACCTGAAAGATTAGCGAACTCAGCGAGTGTGTCCACTTCGACTTTCTTACCGACTGTGTAACCAATGTCAATCGCAGCATCCCCCAACACGTTTTCAATGTCGGTTTCAACACGTCGATCTGTGATAACGAACTGCTTACCAACTTCTTTCGGAGTTAGTGAGGCAAGCGCTTCACGATCAAATTCGATTGTTGATAGGTCAGCACTTTCAGCAAGGTTATCTGTTACCGTTGTTTCACGGTAAATACTATTAATACGTGATTGAAACCCCTGACGATCAGTAAATGTCTTAACCAAACGTGGGGCCACAAACGTATTTTGCGCGTACATCAAAGCACCTTCCCGAATTGGGTCGAGCAGTGTTGTAATTAACGCAAGAGTAGTTTCGTTAGCCATTAAAAAACCCCTTACTTAATATGTTGAATTTTCGTATCGAAAATACTGTGACCTTTTTCAGAAACGGGTACTGCGCCATTAATACGACTATTAATGATCGCCTTTGCGCGAGACTGAATATCGCCCTCTGCAAGATTACCGGGATTACCGGGATTAGTAGTATCTTTAGGGGTAATCATCTTTGCAAGTTCAACAGCTTGAGCATTAATCTCATCGGCTGTCTTACCTGTAATAAACGACTTAGCGGTTTCTGGTAATTTATTTGCAACCAGAGCCGCCTCTATCAATCCCTTGACCGCCTGTGTCTCAGTATTAGTTCTGATAGTTTCCACTTGACCCATCAACTGTTTGGCCCACTCAGGCATACTGTCATCCGGTTTAGGAGTGACAGAAGCAGTTGGAGTTGTTCCCTTACTATCAGTAGCGGGAGCCTTTTCTTCAAGGGCCGCTTTAAGCTGGCTGATCTTCTGACGACGTTCAATAGTCTCTTGTAGCAGTTTCTTACCCGCGTCGGTTTCTTTGACTAGGCTCTCTGGCACAGCCGTAGCCGGAACCTTAGACCAATCAAATTTCGCCCAATCAACCTTGCTGTAATCAATGGCTGGTGTAGCCGCTTGACCTTGTTCACCCTGACCTTCAGGAGAACCTTGATTTTGGGTGACATCACCCTCTGTACCTGTTGGCATTTATTAGACCCTCTCTTGATATATGCCTTACTTAATATAAAAAGCCCACACGATCAATCGTATGGGCTTGTTTTTCTGATATATCTTTAGACCGTAATCGTGTCTTAACTCTATACTTGAAGTAGTAACACTGTGCAATTAAAAGCACGACATGAGGAGACACAGAGGCTAAAGCCTAATCATAGTAAGAAATAAGTTATCTCCTACTATTAAACAGTATAGCATTGATTTTAAAACTGTCAAGCATTACTCGTTGAACCCGGTTCTTTTTTCAATCTACTAGCCGCGTCAGTTGGTGCAGAATTAGGTTGCTGATTACCCCCCGCCGCTGGTTTTGGAGGATTTAAGAAGTCCTCACCACTCTCAGCTTTCATTTTTTCTTTTTCCACTGACCATGTATAGCCGCGTTTAGTACTCAAAGTCTCACGAGATACCAAGTTCATTTGGCGCTCAAGAGCCGCAACGTTAGCTGTTTCGGTTTGATCGGTTGGTAGGGGGTCAACAAAACCCACGATTGGTTTAATATCTTGCCCTTTGCCAGCCACAAAAGCTGCTACTTGGCTAATAAGTTGAATAGCTTTACCATAGTTCCACCGTAAAATTGCGTTCTTTGAAAGTGGGTCAATAAAGACTGTACGAACACCCGCGTTAGTAACACGCTGAAAATCTTTAACCGTACCTTGTAGAATAACTACACGACTTTCAGCCAAAAACTCCTGAGATAACATGTTAAACTGTGCTATACTGGCTCCTAAGTCGCTTTGCATCTCTAAATTATAAATCTTAGCGTCTGCATTTTCGACTGCCCACATTTCATCAATAGCAGTCTCTTGAATTTCCTCAGCCGACGTTCCAGTAGCCACTGTCTTAGGACTAGCATGGTAACGATTAATCCGGTTGTTTTCCGAACCGATTAAATTAATCTTATCGTTCAACTCTAGTTGCGCTTTAGTAAACTCCGCATTACCGTAATAATTACGTGGGTTTGGTAAGTGCTTCCAGTGAATAATAGGAGGTAGCGTTGAGGGCCATTCCACCCGATCAACCTCATGCCAGTTAGCAACCCCTAAGCCGTTGACGTATTCAATAATTGTCCAACTCGTCCCGTTATTTATAAAATCAATAAGATGATCTTCGGTGATATTATTCTTAATCTCTTGCCACTCTAACTCGTGGAAAACGACCCTCTTAATGTTGCTAGATAACCAGAATGTTTGAATACTTTTAGGGTCTAGCAATAAAATCTGTGGAAACTCATCACCCTGACTAGGGTCAGCAGGCATAATACGGACATAATTATCACCTGATAAAGCCCCCACATAAGCCATATCTTGAAGCAAAGCTATACCGCCATTGTCAAGCCACATGTCAGAAAGCCATTGTTCAACAGGCGTAATATCAGTAATGTCAGGACTAACTTCAAGATCGGGAAAAGCCGGAGCTAGAAAAGCTACAGTACGATCAACCGACTGTTTAACCTTATTGATAACCACATTATCATCCGGCTCACCTTCTTTAACATCAAGATACTTAGTCATTTCACCGTCATAATAACTTCGTACTTGGTCATACCAACGACCACGCACCGCCTTATCGCCTTCTAACCCGGTAGCTGTAATACGGTTCTGTGTGCCGGGAGGATAATACTTTTCAATTGCTGGCATCTGTTAAATTCCTTTGTTCTGCTTCCATTTGAGCTATACGATTAGCAAGCGCTCTATCGGGGTCGTACCAACCTTCTTGAGCATCTTCATACTTGGGGCCTTTTTTAGCAACGCTTTTCTTATTACCACCATAAAAAGGATTAGCCGCTACACGCATACGATTGACCCTGACCTTATAGAACATTTGATTAACAATCATGGTCGCAACTACAGTATCATCATGAGCGCCTTTAGGAGCGTTGTAAGTCACAACTAAGCCATTTTTAGAACGTTCTAGGTTATAGGATAGTAACTCACCTATTTGCACCTTAGCGTTAGAACTAGTTGGTTCAAGCAACTCTATGATTTTTTGTTCTATATTAGTGGCTAATTTTTCTACTAAAGAGGTTTTCATGACATTAGTCATATAGACGGGTACTATTGGCAACCCTTTAGCCGCTAAACCCTCTGCAATAACGGCTCCGGCTGAGTTCGTTTCGACATAAATTTTACGAAACTTCCATAGGTCATCTAGCCGCACAACCTTATCCGATTGATAAGCCCAACCAATTTCTGTAAACCGTTCGATACGAACCTGACGACCTGTGTCATCAAAGATAGAAATAACCGTAAAGTCGTTTTTACGGCCCCAATCTATACCTGCATAATAAGTATGGTTAGGTTCTGGCCCCGTAAGCATTACACTGGTGGCACAATCCTCAACACCATGAAACACACCGCCAGCATCAGACACAAACTCTGCTAGGTACTCCTGTTTGAAAACGAGTTCCGGCAGCTTCTTTTTCGCCTTATCAACCTCACGTTGTTTCATGTGAGGGTTGTCGATACTACGAAATTTGAAACTCATCCACTCGTCGTCTAAGGGGTCGTTACCGTAATTATAAATGGTAAAGAACCAGTTTTGTGTGCCGTTCGGAGAGGATATAAATAAAGCTCCCCCCTCACGATCAGAAAGCATTGGACGCAAAACACTATCAAACATATCACCGTCTTGAAACGCAGCCTCATCAAGTACGATATAGTCCAAACCTTCACCACGAAGGTTATCAGGACGATCTGACGATTTAAATGTTAAAGAACCGAGCCTACCATCTTCTCGTTCCCACTCAATATAATGCTGTTGTTCGTTTTTATAGGTATATAAATCCCCTATCAAACGTTTAACCTCTCGCCAGTGAGACTGAAGGTTATTGTAAGTAGGGGATACAAACCAGACTTTTTGAGAAAGATTGATCGCCCGATCTAGCGCTTCCTCTTTGCCTAGCATAGATTTACCAAAACGACGACCCGCGCATACGACTTTAAATCGAGACGGGTGATCTTTTACCTCTTGTTGGTGAGGTGTGAGTGGAAAAAGTTTAACTGCAAGATTATTCGGTAATGCTGGTTTCTTCTTGTAGTTCGTTGTCGGCATTGTCCTCCTCATCTTCGTCAAATTCGCTTGGTAACTGCACACTCTTACCAAGTGTTAACTCAATAACCCCTGTTTCAGGGAACGTATCCGGTTCTTCTTGAACAACTTGAGCGTTGTATGCTTGCGGCATACGGGCCGCTAGACGAGACAT